ACGGTCGTCAGCACATCCAGGCCACTCAGTGTCGTGCGCCAGACTTTTGGCCACTCATGAACAAGTTTAAGGCCACCGTCGTCTTTCAGGATGTCGAGTACGTCCATTTCATCGATCTGAAGCAACCGCTGCAGTACGTAATCTGCATTAATCTCTACCCTTTCATTTCGCGCTGTTTTAAGTTCTATGATGCGCTTCGCAATATCAGGTTTAGAGAGGTTTTCAGATCCGATGCGGCTTGCTGTTTTATGGCTGTAACCTGCTCGGATGGCGGCCTGTGAGGCGTTCAAATCGATGAGGTACTCGCGACAGAACATGTCTTGTTTGTCGGTGAGTGTCATGTGAATCCCTTGAGGGTAATTATGACTAAACAACAAAGCTCCATTGGAAGGAGGCTTGAGCAGTCTCTAAATAGCTTAATTGAGGGTGATTATGAAAGCTCATTAGTCCACTTTTTCCCAGCTCTTGATAAGACTGCGAAGTTAAGACGCTCTAAAGCCGGAGTGGGCGAGCGAATAAAAGCATTTCTTAATGACGAAGAGGATTTCATAACATTTATTGCTTTTCGAATTGTCTTTAAAAATACAAAATTCGATGGCTTATCATTTGGCGAAGCAATTTATAAGTTTGGTCGCACATCGGTTATGCATGAGGGAGAGCTTGATCAAAGACTATCTTTTGAAGCTACTGACCAGATTATGATAGTTGGTGATAAATGGATATTACCACCATCTTATATTGCAGCGATGATAACAGCCGTCATGGCAGCTGAAGAAAATTCTAAAGAATTTTTCTCTCATCCGAAACGGCTACATCTGCACGGTCAAATGGTGAGCGCTAATGACATCTGGGGGGAAAAGCGTCTAATTCAACGAATGCTGAACATGCCTCGGGTCTGAAAATATATGGCAATAAGAGCCGCCCGCAGGCGGCTTTGATGTTTTCGGTTTATCCGTTATCTACCCAATCACCACCAGGTCCCATCAGTCCAACTTGTTTAGACATGATTTCTATAGCTTGTTTGATGGCTTCACTTTCATAGTTGTTTTTTGTGGATAAACGCCATAATTGGCGGACAACATCTTCCGTGCTTTTAATCGAGGCCAATGCAATAACGACATCGCCGCCGTAAACATCTTTGACGATTAAATCGCCGTCATCATCAACATAAGCTAGCTTTGTTTCACTCATGGCAACTAATCCATCAATGGTTGGACAGATAGAGTTTAGTACAGTTGTAAAATCATCATCAGGCGCACTCGTAAATGCGCTTTGTGATGACTCAGTTCTTAAAGTCAGAAAGGCCTGCACTCATACGCCATGACCTAACCGTAGCAACGATTTTCTCCGGCGTTAAGTCGTCATCGTCGTTGTAGTAAATCAGGTCAGAGCCTTCCGGGTGCTCAGTAACTGTAATGAAGTTATCCAGCAACTCATCCTGATACTCCTCATTACCCTCAGCACTGCATATCTCACTGACTAGCTGAATAAAATCGGCTTCCGTGTAGTCTTCAAATCTTGGTTTTAAGTTCATTGGTCACCCTCGTGTTTAGGATGATTTTAACTCAAGCGGTTACCTTTCACACAACACCGAATTTGGATGGGTGGCCGCCTATACCGATTGCTCACAGTTTTTATGCTGAAAAGTAAACTATGTGAATGAATTTTCAGCAAAAAATAAAACCGCCCGAAGGCGGCTTAGTTTGTCAGGGTGGGATTCGAACCCACGCTCTTGCAGTATTGGTCACGGCACCACTGCTCGATTCAGCTAGTGTAACGCTTTGTCCCGTCGAAGCTTTCGCTAAGCCATCTCGCGCACCTGACGAATTGACTTTATACCACCTTCGCGACGATTCACAGCGAGACTAACCGTTATCCCATTTTTGTGAAGTGACTAACCTAGTTTATTGGGGTTAACCCGGCATCAAGAATAGCTTGCTCAACATCAACGTTTGTCAGGTCGTCATTAGACGCAATCAAGTAATGGCGGCCATCAGGGGTAATGTGCTCAATTACCTTATAATCAATTGTTTCTGGTTTAAGAGTCTCTGGTTCCGCACTTTGAGCATAAAATTTTGCCAATTTTCTTTGCTTTTTTACTGGTATCTCCAATACGGACCTCATTGGGCCATTCAGAATGCTTTTGTCGTGCTCACCACCAATTACTAAGTAATCAAAGAAGCGTTGGTTAGTCATAGTCATAGCCTTAACAAAATTGATAACCTATTCATATTCGTACAAATAGGAAAAATACCAACATTATTTTTGCTTTAAATTTTTCACTGGCACTGTTCGATGATGTACTCCTGCAAGCCGGCTATTTGCTTTCCGGCAACTTCGATTCGACGTCTGAGAGTGAAATAATTGCGTTCAAGGGCGTCATCAGATCGGGGGCTGGCTGCATCATCCACGCAGGAGGTGCCGGTGGCTTTTGCCCTGTAACGTTTGACGTTGAGCTGCAACCGGCGCTTGCCAGTAGCAACATCATCATGCAGCAGATCGATAGTCGCCTGAGCATCGGCTAGATCCCTTGTGTATTTTGCATCGAGCGCAGCAACATCGCGCTGGCGAACCTGCATGTCATCTATCTTTGCATTTGCTGACTGAAGTGCATCTGTCGCTTTGTCGCGCTCGCTCTGGTAGATGATGGCATTGCTGCGGTAATAAATGGCTATTGAGCCGGCCGCCAGTACGCTGCTTAAGGCAATCGAGGTGATAAGTACACCGGAATTAAAGGTCATCTGCACCACCCGCCAGACATAGGGAACGCTCAATCTCTCTGCGTTTTATAAGCCCTTTCCACTTTTTACCGCCAGCTAACTTCCAGCGGCGTAATTCATCGCACGCCCCGCTTTGGTCGCCTGCATTGAGCTTTTTCAGAAGGGTGGATTTTGAGAAGGCTTCAGTACCGACGTTATAGGTGAAACTGTACAGTGCTGCCCGTTGGTACTCGTTTAGCGGCACGCTGACCAGGTCATCAACCGTTCGCCTGACTGGCTGCAGGTCATTCCACGTCAGGCGTTCGCATTCGCGATCGGTGTACCTTTTACCTCTGACAATATCGGCACCTGTATGCCCGTCGCAAACCGTCAGGACGCCAGTCACATCAAGATAAGGCTCATAAACCCGCCCTTCAATACCTGTTCTGCCACTGAGCAATACGGTGGAAATCATCAGCGCCCCGCCGCCAGCAGCAGCAATCAGTTTTCGACGCAGTGCTTGTGGTATGGCCAAGGTTTATTCCTCGCGCGGATCTTTATCGCAAGATTTGTGATGTAAGGCCTCAATCTGTGCGAGGGCCACTTTTCGCTTATAAAACCAGTTAATCATTAGTGTGAGGAGTGCAAGTGCGATCCCGGTCAGCACGCCAAAGGCACTCCATTCATCCGGGCTGAGCCAGGTCAGAATGCCATTGGATACCAGCCCTGCCGAAGTACTGTAAGCAGCGCCAGAGGTAAGCCTGTCCATTGTGAAAGTCATGAGCCCTAACTCGTTAAGGTGAGGCGCAGATACACCAGGAAAATGAATATCGCCTCAGGCCATATCATTTACTGGATGCAGAAAGCAAAAAGCCCCGCTTTCAAGCGAGGCTCTGTTCGTGAATGCCATGAGGAAATTGGCATCGAGAGTAGTTGTGCAGAGTATTATGATGAAAACGAAGGCGTGATTAAAAGATTGTCAGGCACACTACCGTATCCTGCGTAGTTTTCTGAAGGGCAATACCCCACGGTTGGGCGCAAGATACCACATAAAATGGAAATGTAAATAGTGAGCTATATAATCGCCAGAAAACATATCGCTTACTACTTAGTGATTTGTTTTAATTGCTTCTCCGCCCATGATTCTTCCGTCAGTAGTTTGGTTACGAGACTTTCATAGAATGATTTGACGCTTTTGTGCCATGTATCCAGCGATATTTCGGTAGTGATGCGACTAATAATGCCAAAAATATGGGTTGAAGGGATCCGGCTAAACCCTCGCCCACTACAACGCTTGCAGGGCTGGTAAACGGGTACACCTCTGAGCTTTGACTCGCGGCGGTTGACGGCTTCGCCACGGCCCTTACAGGATGGACAGGCAGCGCGAACTTTCCGTTTACCTTTGCAGCACGGGCACAGGCCATTATCAAGAATGCCTTTTCCGCTACAGGCAGGACATTGATTCTCAGTGGCAGCACTGCGTGCAAACTCTATAAATGCACACACAGACATGTGGGTGATAACTGATGTTCTGACTGCCGGCATCAGCTTTTTGAGCGCAGGGATGTGTTGCGCCTGCTCCTGCGCATAAATACTCAGAAGGCTCACCGCACGCTGCGATTCAGTTTTGCTCAGATTCATTTTTCCTGCAAAGGCTGCATAGCCCAGCGCCGCACGGTGCTGCAGCATGCCTGCTGCAGCCATCACATCACTGGTGGTTAGCGATGAGCATGAGCCTTTCAACGGCACATTTCCATACGTTACAGATTTTGAGTTGTGAAATTTGATCAGGTGTTCGAGATTCATGTTGACTCCGTTGCACTGCATCAGGAATGAAGTGATACAGGCAACGGACTGTAGCGATGGAGACGTTCACTTTTCTGAATTCGGTGAAACGATGCAAAGCGGTTTGTGGATAAACGCCCGCTTGCAGACAACCCTGGGTAACTCTTTTCGGTCCCTGCCAGTCACGTTCATCCAGATATCTATCAGTGCTTCACCCGTATGATGGCGAGGGCTTGCGCCCTGCTTCCAACCGATGAGTGTTGAGGTAGCGACATCCAGTTCGTAAGCAATGGTCTGAAGCGAGAACCCGGCCCTGCTGATGTCGCAAAGCACTTTGAACCAGTCTGTTTTATAAATGTTGACTAAAGGCACGATGCTCTCCTGAACACGCATAATTTCTGATGAAAACGTTAACCGGAAATCGTGGATGTATTGGTCACGTTGTCTTACATCCTGGTCAGGTCCTTTAGGCTTTTCAGGCCGAGTTTGTTAGCGCAGTTTTTTCTGTGCTGGTATATGGTTTTGACATTTACGTTTAACAGGACAGACTGGGCAGGAGCTTTAACACCCTTGATGTAACCATCGATAATTGAGAGTTCGCGCAACGACAGGCAGCATGCGTGATCGTTTCTTATTCGGCCATTCAATGCATCCACGAGTGCAACTCTGAGGCTGTTTACCTGCATAGATGAATACAGGATGCAATCAGCGTGAGCTACCCTGCTGATAAGCCGTTTTTTTCCGTCACACACATAACTCTCATCATTGATATAAATCAAAATCCGCCCACGCGTTTTTCTTTGAAGGAAGAGGAAAGTATTAAAAAATCCAGGAAAGAATATGTTCGCTGAAATGCACACGATAGCGCTAAAACTGACATCTTCGCGAAAACAGGCCTGCCTTCTGTAGAAATCACGTTCATCCCGGACATAAACAGCATGCGTCGAGTACAGATAGCTCAGGTCATCAATAAGACTGAATAAACCAAATGTTTCAATATTTCGCTCACCGAGCACAAGAAGGTAACCGTTTTTACTGAGCATTATAATATCTTCCCTAACCTGTCGAATCGAAGAGCTTATTTATACTGTCTTGGAATTATGATGAGAACATGATAATACCATTCAATCAATACTTCATAAGACTGCCTGACCGATTGTTACATCCTGACGCAACACTCATAAAATAATTTAACAACTTTAAATTCATGCTCTTGCAAAAACACACCAATTTTTAATCATGTATTTTTTAAGAGAATTATTCAGGAGTATCTCTGAGATAATGTATACAGAAAGATGAATTGACGAATTGTATTTCTCAGGCGTAAAATCCCTTCGATCATTAATAGTAACCAAGCGAACTATCATGTTAAAAACATTTATGTACACATTCTTTCTTGCTATATATTCAATCCCGAAATGCAGTGCCAGGTGTGATAATCATGTGCGCGTATACCCTGACGCTGTTCATACGGCCCACACCGGTTATATCGGAGGGTATGAAAATTTCATCTTTGCAGTACCTGATAAAAACATCTCTGGAGATGAGGCAAAATCCCATCGACTGGATCCCTACAGAAAGCACCAAAAACTCAAAGATTTTAAAAAAGGACAAAATAAAAAAAGCAATATTAACAGAGGATAACTGCGCTTTGCGCTTCATGACAAAGCGCGGTTGTGAAGAAAGTACATTCGAGAATTTTTGATTGAAATGAAATATGTAGCGCTGCGTAGCGTGAACAATTTATCTTGCCCGGTAAGAGCTCTGATGCCGTTATGCCCTATGCCCCCAGTAGAAACATCTGTAGCTAGATAGCTGGCATCATATAAACTTTACCGTCATAGTCCTTTGACCAATTCACCGGCGTCAAACGGGGCACACTAATAATTACGCTTGGGTATATCTTAGCGGCGTCAAATTATGCGAATTTACAGGTCGGGTATAACGCGCCCCAGCCAAGAGTAACACACACAGGTTATTTAATTCCGTAAAAAATAAAAACAACATCAAAACATAGATATCAATACTGCCAGCCAGCACTCATTATTTAATCTCAAATAAATTGATATAAGTTAATCAGAAAAAATTATGCTTGTCTTTTCTTACTGGAACGATAACATCTGAGAACTCGACATCACTAAGGGAAGATTTTATGTCAGCTTTTATAATTACAACCCTGAAAATTATTACAGCAGAGGCTAACATTATCATAATGCGGACGTATTCAGTACTCTGAAGGAGAATTACACATGAATTACCTTATCAAGGGCTGGATTATTGCAGCAACGATTTATACCTGCCTCGATGTCAGCAAAAAGCTGTGCCAGATATATCCTGATCAACAACTCGCGATCTGTATTATTGGCGTAAGTATCAATATTGTCATCAACCTTATGCTTCTATCATACCCGACTCGTGGACGAGAATAGGTAACAGCCTCGTGAATTGATAATGCTGTTGTTCAGAATGGAAGCTGTGATAACTAATGATGTCATTCATCATCCTGTTACAACAGACCGAAAAATGCCTGTGAGCTAAAATTAGTCATTTAATCCGGCTTAAACATCCTTAGCCCTCACGATCTTTCATCGTGAATAAATTCAGGATTACGCATCTCATGTGCGCAAATATGTGCATCGTCCCGACATCCTTTGCCAGTGCCATAACCGGCTACCTTTGTCCGGAAGGGATATATTCTGGTTTAACCATTTCTCTTACAAAGCCGTTATGACGAAGGAAAACCCATGAATAAGGATGTTAGCACGGGTAACACACTGAACCTGATGGCCATCATTGCAGTATCGGTAAGCACGGTCATTGCGATGCTCGACAGTACAATCGCCAACGTCGCGCTCCCAGTCATTGCGCGAGAGTTTTTAATCAGTGAATCCGACTCCATTCTGATCGTCAATGCTTATCAGTTCGCCGTGGTCGCATCACTGCTTCCACTCGCGGCACTGGGAAAATCTGTGGGTATCACGCGCGTATTTAATACAGGCGTACTCTTATTCGCACTGTCATCACTGGGCTGCGCGTTATCTGAAAGTCTGGAAATGCTGACGGTATTTCGCGTGGTACAGGGTTTCAGTGCAGCGGCGATTTTGAGCGTGAATGCTGCACTGATCAAAGCTATCTATCCCGCAAGCCTGCTGGGCAGAGGTTTGGGCGTGAACGTTATGCTGGTCTCCGTTGCCGCAGCGGCCGGGCCATCTATTGCCTCTGCCATCCTTGCTGTGGCGAGCTGGAACTGGCTTTTCACCATCAATGTACCTGTTGCGGCGGTATCGTTACTGATTAGCGTAGTCTTTCTGAATAAGAGCCCTGCTGAAAAGGGATCGTTTGATCGCACAGGAGCCATCATCGTATTTATGCTTGGTCTCCTTTTCTCATGCACTGTTTTCGGCCTGACGCGGCAAAAAATGTTTTTTGCGATGGGGAGCCTGATTGTTTTTGCATTGTTGCTGGAAACGTTTTACCTGAACCAGAAACACAAGGTTGAAAAGGCGCTGATACCTGTAGCCATCTTCCACAGTAAAACGTTAAGCCTTTCACTTCTGATGTCAGCGCTCTCCTATGCAACACAACTGCTGGCCTATGTATCTCTGCCCTTCTACCTTCACAATGTGCTCCATCGCGATATCGTGTCAACAGGGTTACTTCTGACTGCCTGGCCACTGGCAACAATGTTTACTTCAGTTCTGGCAGGCAATCTGCTGAAAAAATATGACTGTAATATCATTGGAGCCGCAGGTCTTGGGTTGTTGTTTGCCGGCATGCTGCTGACCGCTGCCCTGCCGGTGGTACCCGGAAATATTGATATTATCTGGCGAGTCGCGCTATGTGGTGCGGGCTTCGGACTTTTTCAGTCACCGAATAACTATCTCATCATGACTTCAGTAAACGATGAAAATACCAGCGTCGCCAGCGGTCTGTTAGGAAGCTCGAGGCTCCTGGGTCAGATTGTGGGTTCGGCACTGGTTGCACTGTTTTTTAACATCAATGTGAATGATCCGATCAACTGCAGCCTCTTAACAGGAGCGTGCTTTTACTTCTTTTCTCTTGCAGTCAGCTACTGGCGATACATGTCGGCAAAGCCCCATTAAAGCCATAAAACCCGGGAAGATGAGATTTGTCGCCGGGTGACTTCAATCATTAAGACATTACTACGTGGTTCCGGGTTTCTGTTATCGTTTCAGACTACTGCAGCGGACAGTAGCAACTTCACTTCGCCACGGGCAGATCCTCATACCGCGTCGTGTATGCCGGTGACAGCATCTCACGCTTCATCTCCCAGGATTTCTGGATCCCCTGACCTGCAAACCATAACTTCCCCTTCCCGCTCTGGTTTAGGCCATCAACAACACGCATCAGCGCCTCACTGTTGGCCTGAGGCTTAAATTCATCAAAGAGATTGAGTTGAGAAACGCCCTGGCTGTAAAAATCGCCCAGCATCACCCCTGCTTTCATATAGCGGCACCCGTCCCGCCATATATGGTCGAGACCCTGCATAGCAACTCTGATGATGTCGCGCGTGTCGTTGGAGGGCGTTAGCAGCTTACCCATCGCCTGGTTTCCATAGAACACTTCACCTTCAGCGTGTGGGCTGGTCCGGACAAACACCGCTACCTGACTACAATACTGGCGTTCCCTTCTCAGCTTCTCAGCCGCGCGCTCTGCATACGAGCAAACCGCCTGACGCATATCCGTATACTCGGTTATGCGTGAGCCGAAGGATCGTGAACAGACGATTTGCTGCTTGGTAGGCGCAAATTCTTCCAGCGCAAGGCAAGGTTCGCCCCGCAGCTCGCGCACCGTCCGCTCCAGCACAACGTTGAAGTGCTTACGGATGATATATGTGCTTTGCTCCGACAGGTCTTTCGCGGTGATGATGCCCATAGCATTTAGCTTCTTACTGATGCGCCGGCCAACACCCCATACTTCTTCGACCGGAACCAGCGCCATCAGCTTCCGCTGGCGCTCAATGTTTGACAGGTCAACAACGCCGCCGGTCTGCGTCCACTTTTTGGCAGCGTAATTTGCTAATTTTGCTAACGTTTTAGTTTGCGCGATACCGACGCCCACGGTCAGATGCGTGTTGCGTCTGACGCGTTCACGAACTTCTCGCCCAAAATCTTCAAGAACCCGGCAATTTCTCAGACCTGTCAGGTCCAGGAAGGCCTCATCGATTGAGTACACCTCAACGGATGGCGCCATAGCTTCCAATGTTGTCATTACGCGATTGCTAAAATCTGCATACAGCGCGTAGTTGGAGCTAAACACGTGAATCTTGTGTCTGCGTATTTCATCTTTAAGCTTAAAGTAAGGTGCGCCCATGGGGATATTCAGCGCTTTGACTTCCGCGCTGCGGGCAATGACACAGCCGTCATTATTACTTAAAACCAGCACTGGCTTTCCCCACAGGTCAGGTCGGAAAACCTTCTCGCAGGCGCAATAAAAATTATTAACGTCCACCAGCGCGAACATTACCGGGACATCGATTTAATCGAGTATTTGACCACTCCGAAAATTTCAAACTGGTCAGGATCGTTGACCGGAATGATAGCGTGCGCTGGATTCATTGGCTTCAGGTGCAGGCAAGGTTTGGTCATGAGCTGTTTCACCGTGAACTCTCCCTCGATGGCCGCCACAATAATGTCGCCATGATCAGCTTTCACTGAGCTGTCCACCACCAACATATCGCCATCACTGATGCCACCTTCAATCATGGAGTCACCGCTTACCCTGATGAAATAAGTTGAGCTGGGATGGCTGACAAGCAGACTGTTAAGATCGATTCGCTGTTCAACATAGTCCTGTGCAGGAGAAGGAAACCCACATGGGACGCGCTCAATAAATAATGGCAGCGCTAATATGGCGCGGATTTTTGCAGGCTTGTAGAACTTCATGGCTGTAGTCTCAATTGATGAATTTCAGAACAAAATTAAAAGAACATTTAATATTTTATTTATTCTCAACC